TATAATACGCATAACGCATATATAAACTATTGACAATACCATTTATGATAACAGTCAATGAATGTCCTGATGGGTTACCACCAAAAAACTGGACTAAATCACCATTGAAATCTTGATAAGCGAAAGCAACATCATATGCTAAACATCTTACAATATCAAGATCTTGAGGTGTATAATTGCCACTATCTTTCAATACTTTGGAGATAAGATCGAAGGCTGCCAAGATAAAAGTGGGAGCCATTCTTTTATCAAATTTACTATAGTCACCTGCAATACATCGCGTATCACCAAATTTTGTCAAATATTGATGAAAATTTTCCCACTCATTGGAAAAATGATTTACACCAATTGCAGCTTCAAATAATAAATTATTTGTTTGTAATACACGAACAAATGGTAAAAAGTATTGTCTCATTATTATGGTCCAAGGAAAATTAGCTCCAGAAAAAAATCTAGTTTTTCCAATAGCTTTCTTCTTCAGGGAAACTGGTTCATCTTTCAGATGTGCATTAAATACACATCCAGATACCTCATAATTGTTAAGACGTTCTTTCATCTCATTAACCTGTTCTTGTATTTCAGCAGAAATACACACAGGATCTGCTAAACCACGTTGCTCTGGGATTTTTTCAATATAATATTTCTTACTTTTCTTAAAAGGAAATCCTGCTGAAGTATTACGATTTATTTTATCAACAAATTTAACTCCTTCTGCACCATTGACACTTGTAAATTGATCATAAACATGCAAATGTGATTTATCTTTATCACTTAATTGTGATATAATATCACTTGCAAAATTATCCACACATAAATCAACAATAGCTGTATCAATATTATTAGGAATATTACATAGATCAATTGCCGCAGCCCTCCATGGTTTATAAGTCATATCGGGTACTGTATCCTGAACACAAACACTAAATTCTTTTGCTACGATAGCCTTCATAGGCGTATCCTCAACACGAGATTTGTTTTGTGGTCTAAAACCAACAATAGATCCGAAGACCTTAGCTTTACCCTCATCAATGTATCTGTACACTGATTTTGGGTGCAATTTAGACACCTGAATTTCTTCATTTGTTGATTGCAAAATAGGCGGATTACTTCCAACTGAGTATTTATGTGCTTTATTAACTAGATTAGAAATATCTTCTCTAGAAATTTTTAATGCAACAATCACATCAGAATAACCCAAAACATGAATACCTACAATACAGGTTCCATATGCGGATTTAGAAATGAGTATTGAACCACAATCCCCATTCTCAGTTTTTTCACCAATTCCTCCCCAAACTGTATAAAGACCAGGTAAATGACCAAGTTTAGCATTATGTTTAAGTTTCAGATTCAGAACTTCTTTAGTGGAAATACTTCCATTTTCATTACGATAAATATACTCTCCATGAGTATTTGCTTCGTAACTATCATTAGGAAAATACTCCAATAGATTTTTTCTAGGTGGCAAACATCGAATGACTATTAAACAAATATCCTTTGATGGATCCCGAATGACATCCTTCTGACTAAGTGTAAATGTTACATTAGTATTCACTCCTTCTTTTTGACTTTGTTGAAACAAGTGGATCGTAATATTACCATCAGTAGGGATACTA